GCCATAATGTTATTGGGTATAATCTACGTTTATTCAGAAACGTAATAGGTAGGTTTAAAAAAATTTAATACCGTATGGGAGACGGCATATTCCTATATAAATATATAACCTTTTAGAAAACGTCTAATCTATACTGCATTCGCAGGTAGTAGCGCAAAGTATTTCTCTGATAGTAGAATGAACTTTAGCGTACCTGTTTTCTTTAGTAGTAGCAGATTCATTTAATCCACCAGGAGCCATAAAAGCACCATGTGTAGAAGGATTGGATACAAAATCCCAACATACTAGTTCAAAGTCATCTTGAACCATTAAATGACCTTCGTTGGTCTGTTGTACCGAACCTGTACCTCTGGAAGATATACCAATAGTATGGCCGTCCATTATAATGTTCTTAACTATATTCCCGGAAGGAGTGTTAAGTAACTGTACTGTGCCCATTACGTCATTTCCCTTCCACCATACTTCTTTAACTATATGGGAGGCATTTTTCAAAGATACAATAGGAGAGTCTGGATGGTCTAGTTCGCCGTAAGCATTGCCAACTTCAATAAAGTGTTGAGTATATTTTTTTAACTCTCTTTCTAAGATAGATCTTTTATAAACTCTACCGTTTTGATTTTCTGCTTCAGCTCTCTGTAAAACACCTTTTACTTCAAAAATACCAGGCTTGGTCTTACTTTCAGTTAGAGAAGTAATAGGTTGAAAGGGTATTACATCTATGATTAAATTCGACATTACAGCACCATTCCGTCTAAAGTGAAGCCTTTGTGTTCAGTTTCTTTTTCGTCTAAACGGCCGTAATCCCCTCTTTTCATTTTAGCAGCAAAGGCTGGGTTGTACTGTTTGCCTTGTTTGCCGGCGAAAGGATTGACATAAAAGTCAAATGAAATATAAAGAATACCGTCTCTTATGTCTATACTAACGTTCTTTAGGGTGTTAATGAAGTATGCTCTTAAACCGCCTGTAAAAAATCTTTTTGGGTTACCGATAGTTTTGTCGCGTAACTCTTCGACATCCATATTACCCGGCGTCACAACTATTTCAGCTTGTGCTAGTTCGGCATCTTCTTGATGGGAAAGTTCAACGTCTAATTTCTGTACTGTAGGATCTACTTTTTCTATTAAATCAGCTACTTGAGGTTCGTAGCTAGAAAGGTCTACAACACCTTTTATTTGTTCGTTAACTTTTTTTTTATCCTCTGTTAGGACTTTTACGATAAGTTTTTTAAAAGTCTCCTTTAGTTGACTCTTTTTTTCCTGTAATGCTTCTATTTCATCTTCAGATACAGTATCTTGATCTTCTATAAAAGTAAGTTCATTAGATATATGAGTGATAAGATCATTTTTAGCGTGCTCTATCATACCAGGTTCAGTCATAGGTCCGGCTTTCCAATCATCCCAAGCCTTCTGTATTAACTTAATACCTCTACCAAGATCGGCGCTCATCAGTTCTACATATCCACCATTACCATAGTCGTCTTCTTTTACTACTTTCCCACCTTTACTTTTAGGACGTCTACCTTCACTAAGGTTAGCTTTTACCATACCGTTGTCTTTATCAACAGCATTTTTTTCTTCGGCTGGTTTCATTACGTCTTTTCTTTTTTTCTGGATTCTAGTAGGTTCGTCGGCTAATATATTTAGGTAGTACTGGGGATTCTTTTCTAAATTAGCTATTGCTTTTTCTTTAGCCTTTTCGTAATCTTTTTCGGCAAAATCTCTATGGATAGTATTAAAGCCTTTTTTCTCTAATTCGTAATCAACTCCTCTTTCTACAGCTTCAATAGAGAACATATCTTGACTACTAACAGTATACTCATGATCAGAGATCTTTTCTTCTTTATATTTTTCAAGACCTTCAAATACCATTCCTTTATTTTTTAAAATAGCTACAGTATCTTCGAATCCATTATACTGGGTGATGTGGTTAGGTAGAGCTAAACGGGCGTCTCTTACAAATTGTTTTTTGCTTAACTTGCCGTCTAGAACTGCGTTATATTTTTCTGTAAGTGTTCTCATTGTAAGTAGTCAAATAGTTTAGTATGTGATGGACGCTTAGGTCTCTCAGCTTTTTTGTATCCTAATTTCTTTGCGTATTTAGTTGCTTGATTATCTCTCTTATTTTTTGAGAAAGCATGCGGTGTAGCATACTGTGCACCTGTACCTGGAGTAAATGTTGCTCCAGTACCGGTTGTTGAGATTTCATCAAGTACTTCTTTTACCAATGATCTCAACTGGCTTCTTTTCATGCCTCTCTAATCTCTTTAATTAGTTCGTAGTATTGCATTAATAGAGCTAAGGTATCATCGTTAACTCTTTCTTTATTAGTTAGTAATGCAATATTATCTGCTACTTCCTGTAATTTTATTTTAACTATATCGTCAGTGACAGAAGGAACTAATTTGTTAATTTCTTCATATACTTTTGTTAATTCTTGATTAACAAACTCTCTTAACTTGTTTGTAGAATCAACAGAAGTAATAAACTCTTTAAGAATATTTTTTTGCTCTGGTAGAAGATTTTTATACTTAGTATTAAATTTTTCTAATAAAATCTTATAAGTTAGCAACTTAAGGTCTTTTTCGTAAGTACCGTACTCTTCTATTAAAGACTGTCTTACTTTATTTTCATCTTGTTTTAATTCAGTAAGATGCTCTAGTATAGTAGTTTTATTATCAACAAATATTTGAGGATCTACTAATTCTGAATTATTTTGAGCTTCTAGTAAACAGTACAAAGCAGCATAAGCTTTATAGTCTCTAACCTTAGCTGAAAAGAAATGTCCTATATCGTAATTTTTCTTTATCTCCGATATAAGCTTGTACTTCTGATTTTTTAAAGAGGATTGATCAAGTTTACGAGATATTTCTGTTATAGTAGAAACAACGGTTTCAGCTTTTTCTCTACCAATTCCTTTGTTTTTTGAAATATATTCGTACAGTTTATATTCTTTAGCTAGAAAGCTTTTACCGGAGTAAAACTTCTTTAGTATTTTAATAGCTTCAGATGGTCTATTCTCAAGAGTATCAGCAGCTATTTGCTTTATAAGAAGTTCGTAAATGAGCCCGGTGTTTCTAAATTTAGAATGCTTAATTTTCATAAGTAGATTATTTTGGCATTATATATAAATATAGTTAACTATCCAATTCCTTTATATTGCTTTCGTCAAGTAAAGTGTCATCTTGAGCTTCTTTTTTCTCAAAGATAATCTTTTTCTTAGTCAAGGCAGAAAGGTCTTTAGATAATTGAGCATATGCCATTCTAGCTTTTAAATTATCTACTTCATTTACATTATCGTTATCACTTGGATAACCTCCATGCATGTCATTTGTACCTAACCTATCACGTCCACCTAAGGGGTCTTCTTGTGTTCCTATGAAGGAGGCCTTCTCTTGCGGTCTTCCAATTGGGTTCTGTTCGTCGTAACCTAGGGGCACTTTAGGTGATTCTGCTGCTCTTCTACCGTACATAGAAGCTAGATCATGCGGGGTACCGTAACTTACTCCAGACTCTACTGGGTCGTTACCTTCGTTTTCTATCTGTGCTAATCTAAATTTGCGTTTAGCGTCTTCCCTAACTAAATCCCTCATTTGATTATACTGATCTTCAGAAAGATTGAATATATTTTCATATACATAATCTGTAGAAAATTGTTGAGAGTCTATCATATTTTGTGCAAGTTGCATTTTTTCTGATAGTAGAGCTACTTTTTCTTGTTCAAATATAATAGACGGATTAGTAAGGCTTATCTCAAAATTAGTCAAAGACTCACCTGTAAACCCTTGAGCGTACAAATGTACAAGTGCTATCTTATTGAGTTCGGATTCTATTATCTTCTGTATTCTTTCTACCGTTCTAGCAAATCTTATATCCTCAGCTGCTAGAGTAGCTTTCCCTTGTAGATCACCTTCATACCCGAAATATGCTTTAGGTACTTTTAAAGCCGCAAACATTTTAGCTAGTAGATAGTCTACATCTTGAGTACCATCGTACTCTAATCCTTTAGTAGTTTCTATTTTAGTAGAACTGTCACCGTTTCTTACTGGAAGGTAAAAATCTTCCATCATATTCTGAATGTTGAAACGTAGGTTGTATTGTCCGGTTTGTTGGTCGACGTAAGGAGTTTTCTTCATACCGTCGATGGTCTTCTGCATGAATTGTTCAACTTCGTTTGGCGGAATACCACCTACGTTGATATAGAACATTCTTTTTTCAGGTGCTCTCATTATACGATGTATCAACATCGCATCTTCCATTAAAGTTAACTGCTTAAATATTTTTCTTGCTGGTTCAATATAAGATCTACCGTAGGGTAGGTAGTTAGTATCAGATATTAAACGAAAGTGAGCTACCTCATAATTGTCTAAATGTATAACTTTTTTATTAGACTTAGGAATATAATTAGGATCTAAAGAAGAAGCTAACCCGTCTGGGTCTATTTGAAATGCTACCTTAGAAGGATTTTCTGGGTCTTGTCCTTCTGTTCTTACCATATGGTAGACTGTATAGGGGAGAGCATTAAAAACTCCAAATTCTTCACTAACTTCTAGCTTAAGAAAGAAGTCACCGTACTTACACATGTTACGAGTCCAAGACCATAAATTAAACTCAATATTTAATAT